GCATAGGTCTCCTTAGCGGAACAGATACTGAACGGATCGGATGTTAGGAGCGGTAGTTAGTGTAGCAGCAGTAACTTGGACTAGCCGGAGAACAGCGTTGTCTATTTTCGCAGCAGCTGCAAGGTCCACCCAGCCTGAATCTCGCAACACACCAGTAGTACCAGTGTTAAGTGGCATACCGGTGTACGTAGCTAGGGCGGTAGCCCAAGCTGACTGAGTAATACCATTAGTAGCGTAGTCCACGCGTAACAGGCTAGAAGCGCTCGCGTTGGTACCAACTGCTGCTACGATACGGATTTGCGAAGCTTGCGACAGATCGCAGATGACTCGATTGTGGTAGCCGCTAACTTCGATGGTGCCCGAGGCAGTAGACAACGCTAAGCCACCAGGCACGTAAAGCACTAACTGCTCCATCGGGATGTGAAGATGATCCCGATCGTAGTCGTCTGGTCCCACTTTACCCGGCACAGTTCCAGAAGCTGGAAAGCCTACAGGAAGAGGGTGTCTGATGCCCATTAGGCAGCCCTAAAGAATCCTGCCGCATTGAGCTGAGCAGTGAAATCGGAACCATCAGGCGTAAGTGCACAGTCGAGCTTGACCAACGGAATGAGGTTTGCATCAGTTCCGGTAGTTGTATCAGCGTCGTAGGCGATCAGCAATGCACCTACAGCGTTACCTGTCGCTGCTGTCCAAACGAGGTCTGGCATGTCGACATCCTGACGCTCGTTGACATCGTCAGGAGTTACTGTAACGCCAGCAGTTACAGTTTTACGGCCCATCGTTGTCTGCTCGTTTGTCGTACCGGCAATGAGTGTCGCCACATCGTCGTAGTCACGAAGCGTCGCATCTGCTTCGAGGCCAGTCGCTTCAAGCGGGATCACGATCAGTGCATCGTTGGTAGCAGGGAGCGTAGCGTAGTACGCAACCTTCCCCTTTGCAATGTTGAATACGAAGTCGGCCATCTTTCCTCCTAGTAGGCGCCGCGGCGGACTACGTATCGGCCGCTTAGTGCTGTTTGTGCATCGTTCGGTGTGCTCGGATTGAAATGAACGACTTCCCAGATTCCTGACTTGGCAATAGGCGTAGTTTCTGTTCCTGAAGCGTCAAGCACCCAACCACTAGGTGTTTGCGCGACTAAGTCCTTCTCAAGGATGAGGGGGCCGCCAGCGTAGGTTCGAAGTCTGATCTTCACGGTCTCGCCTACGTAATTCGCTGGCTGACCGTTCCACATCGGGTAGAAGAGCGCGACTAGACGGTGACCCGGACGGACTGTCATCTCGTTGTCGGTCATCGGCCACCGCCGCCCGACGTCCCCGAACCATCACGTCCAGAGTTTTTCTGCTGTCGCCCACTAGGAGGAGCACCCTGCCGAGGACGTCCAGAGCTCTGGCCACTCTGCTTACGAGGGTCATTGGCGCTCCCTTGCTGTCGCGATGCTAGTTCCGCTTGCTGGTTGAACATCTCCTGCTGGTGTTCGAACTGCACCTCTGGACCGAACTGGATGATTGCTCCAGACTTCGGGTCGATAATGTTTCCTTGATCATCGTATACAGGCTGCTCAGAAGAAGCGCGCACAGTATCGGGATCGTAGTAAGGCAGATCCATCTCATCACGGACCCACTCTTCCAAGGAATCGTCAGGTCGGAGGATGTCAGCGCCAACAAGATTGCGTAGAGCAAAGCTAAGAATACGCCAGTCCACCGTCTCACCAATGCGGCGAACCTTGAGGACCGGATATCCACCACTGCTCCAGTTGTAGTCGACCAGTTGAGGTATTGCGTACCTATTGATCACATCCGCTACAATGTCCGCTATGTAGCGGGTGCTCTTCTCGAACATTTCCTTGGCTTCAGGACCGCCTACACCAAGAAGGAATTCGGCAAGCACACTAGCGTAGATCAGCTGGTCGTGGTGCTGGATACTTTCCATCGGCTTCACTGGCTGACCCTCAATCTTGATGAAGGTCAAGTCCCAGTTAGGCGGAAGAACAACGTGCGCTTGCTCGTTAGTACGAAGGTTGCGGCCTAACTCTTCTGCCGTTAGCTTATCGTCAGCAGTGAAACCGGCAGGTAGTAGGATCAGTGGAATACCGATCCCATGACGTTCCTTCTGGATCGCATCGATCTTGTACATCTGGTCCTTGTAGAACCAATGCTTGTATGCTGCACGAAGCACAGACATGCCTCGATAGTCGCCAGCTTCACGCCCGTAGGTGAAGATGAGAGCCTTGTCGATGCTAAGATCTGTGAACGGACCATCCGATCCGGGAATACGGATAGCTTGGAGCGTACCGGTCTTGTCTACGTTCCAGTCGATGATGTCACGCGGATGACGTGGAGCTAAGTGCTTCCACATGATCTTGCCTCTGAAACGTGCGTCCATACAGACGTCGAAGACCTTCTCAAACGCCATATGCCCGTAGTCAAGCATTAGCATGCATTCCCACAAGAACTGCGGGTAGCTCGTTACCATACCTTCGCAGAGATTCCACCAGATGAAGTCAGCCTTGTTGCGCTCCATTGGGGTATTGTCGTATGGCTGCATGTACCAACGACCACTCATGACGGGAACCTTTGACACACGTAGTGCCGAAGATACTCTACCGTCAGAGCGCTTCATGCGGTCAACCATACGAATCCCGGACTGGCCCATAAGCTCAGGCAGATACTCGAGTCGCTGCTGACCACCCCAGCCAGGAAGACCGAAAGGCGCTACAGTACCTTGCTCGCCCATCGGTGCATCGTTACGACTGACAGCTGACGCAGGTTGACGTGCAGCCAAGACGAAAGGTTCAGGTCCTGTAGTGCTAACTTCGATGACGTCAAAGTCACGAAAGAGGCGTTCTACTTCGATGCCGACTGGCTCAGTCATTGCCTTTGGTGAGGGCTCAGGCTCGACCGTATCGGTATCGTGCAGTGCGTCCCAGAGCTCAGTATCGGGCATCAGAAGTTCATCCCTTCCAGGGTAAAGAACGTACTGCCCCTAGAAGGGGTTAACAAGTTCTCGTGCGATGGTGTACGCAGCGTCTCGGAATCAACGACACTAAGCGTTGGCGGTGAATACACCTCTGACAAATGGTGCGTTGCCCCTAGCACGAAGATCGTCATCAAGGCGTATCGGAGTGCGTCGATTCCGTGGTCGTCCTTGTTGTGTCCCTTCTCGGGAAGGTTCCGGTCCTTTGTCGGGCCGACGCGGTCCGGTGCCCTGTAGTTGTTGACTTCACGTATAAAGCTCGTGCACGACGGATCGACTGTGAGAAGCGGCTTGTCGAGCGGCGTGCCATATTCATCGGCCTCCGAAACTTGTACTGGCGCCAAGAACCTCTTCATGAGGTCGATACCTTCGCGCCAGTTCTCTTTTGCCTCCGGTAGTGCAAGGCACTGTACGAAGTGCTCCGAGACATATGCTGCAGCCTCCGGGTCGGCAGCATCGCCAAAGCACATGTCGAGACGATAGTCCTTGGGCTGGTAACGACTCTTCAGGATCTGAAGGTGCGTCTCGAGAGTTGTATTCGTCTTGTAGTGCTCACGCCAAACATGGATCTCGTCCCAGGGGCTAACCTGGAACTCGATAGCGGCTAGAGGGTTCGTGAAACCCCAGTCGAAGGAGATGTAGTTCGGCCAAGCTGGGTTGAACTGGTGAGTAACGATGTGTTCATCGTCTCGCCACTCCGGGAAAATCTTGCCGACGAAGGAGGTGAACAGGGCTGCAATTTCCTGCTCGAACTCCTCTTGCGTCATGGTAGCGCGAAGCATCTTGATTTCATCGTCGAACTCGCCTCCAGGATATACCTTCGGGTTATCCCACGACGGGAAGCGCCATGCCTCGTAATCTCCGAATTCAGGCTTTGCGCCGTAGCGCCAAAGGTCGTACAGCCAATTCAGACCCTCTGGAGTAGTCGGGAAGGTAGCCCAGCCTCTCTTGTCCGACAGTGACGGGCGTAGCAAGCGCTCCCATGTATCGCGTGAGTGTTTGGCCGCTTCGGACATGATCAAGCCATCGAGCGCCTCGCCAACGAGGTGCTGGGGTTGCTGAGCACTTCTGACCTCGATCCGAGTTTGCCATGGGAACTCCAAGAACATCTCACCAGTACGGCGTGAGTAAGCCTTCTTCAGTCGTCGGTCTCTGCCTAAACCCATTCCGATGATTAGGTCGTCCCAGATAACACGGAACTCCTTCTCGCCTAGGTCGTAGGTAGGTCCGACGATCCAGAACCGCTTCTTGGGAACGAAAAGCTGCGGTTCCACGTCTCGCCCTGCCATCGTAGACTTACCGAACCGTCTACCACAAACGGGGACCCTGAAACGTGCAGGAGAATTGTGATAAAGCCACTGCTTAGGGTGAGGGTCATATTTGATCTTCCTGAAAAAGGCTGCGTAGCTGCCTGTCGCCATTAGCCACCCCACCTATGGAAGGGTGCATTAGGTGACCAGGCAATCCCCGTACGACTCACACCGTCGGCAGTCTTGATGGTCGCCAGCCCACCGGTGATCGAGACGATCTTGCCAATCCTATGCCTCTTGCCAGGTAGGACGACAGTCACTACTCGATTCGCACGACCAATGTGCTGGCGTGCCATTATATAATACCCCCGTTCGTGTTGGTCCTTAGCTCCACAGGGCGATGAGTTACGGTGTCCGGACTGCGAAGAAGTAGGCGTTGGTGGACTTCGGTGTCGTTGCCTTGGGTACATTGT